TAATCTAGTAAACTAATATTTTTTTAAAATTGAGTAAAATTTAAGCACAAAAAAACCCCCCAAAATTAATTGGAGGGCCTAATCAACAAAAACTTGTATGAGGTGAGTGCCTCAAAACTAATTTAGATTGCAAATATATTAAAAATAATGAACTAACCTTGCTACTTGACCACTTTCTTTTTCGTGTATAAATGCCTCAACTGCTTTAGGTACTCCAGTAAATCCTTTTCTTGAATGCCAAGAGTCTGTACCACTAGGAGACCTCATGTATTCTACAGTTACCCCTATAAAGTCTTTAGCGTCTCTCCATTTGTGCTTAACTTTATGATGTAAATGATGCAAATACCAATATCTATATTTGGTTTCACCCCAATAATCTGGTCTTTCTTGAGCCATTAATAATGGTAGATTATCCATTTTAGCACCATCTCCATGTTCTAAACCTATTAAGTTAATTCCATATTTGTAGTATTTTCTATGTGCAACACTAATATCAAACCTTATTTGCTTTTCATGTCTAAACCAGCTTTTAAGAGCGTGAGCCAAATGAAAGCCACTTTGGTAGTCATGATTACTCATTGAATGAATAACGTCAACTGGGGCTATCTCTCTGAGTCTCTCAACACATTTGACATATAGAGCTAAAGCGAACTCAAAATGTTCCCACCACTTACCATCAACATCTTGACGTGTTAAAGCTGTAGTTGAATTTTCAGTATTATCAATATGGAGTATGTCGTTTCCTATGCAAAATAAAACTTTTTCTATATCAAACCCTTTTGACTTGTCTATAAGTCCGTCTAAGCCCTCTAAAACCCTCTCACATGCTATTTCTACATTATAGCCATCACCAGTTTCTAATTGATTTGCATATTTTCCAATATGTATGTCTGCTGGATTAATTACTAATAAGTGATTCCCAAAGTCTTTTTTTCTTTTTACTGGAGTATAAATTGGTGAATGTGTTTTAATAAAATCCCTTATCTTTTCTATTAAATCATTTGGGTTGAGGTTTAAATCTTCCTTTGTTACTATGCTGAATCTATAATCACCACTTCCAGATTGCCAGTGTTTTACAGATACAACATCTTTTTTTAATATACCCCTTTGCTCTAAATGAATATCTAAAGCAGTGTTGTCATTTATGTTGGTAGAATTGTCAGCCCTACTTTCATATATCATATCTACCTCTTCTTTAGATAGCCTTAATCTTTTACCATATTCTTTCATAGTTGAAAAAAAAGAGGGTACTAAATAGCACCCCCTAATTAATTACTTTTTAGTGTCTGCAATACCTTGACCAAGTACAAGAGCTGCTATGCTTAAAAGCAAATTTTGAACTTGCTCTGGGTCTAAACCTAAATGGTCGCTTGCTAGTGTCGTAATTGCCCCAATTAGGGTGTATAGAAATTTACGACTTGAAAACGCTTTTTTAATTGTTTGTAATAAAATCCAATTTTTCATGTGTTTAATTTTAAATTAATAATAGTGCCAACATACTTTGCTGGCTTTATTAGAGTCAGAATCTACATGGATAAAATATTCACCTATCCCTATTCTAGTAAATTTTGCTTCTAATAATGCTGTCAGTATCTTAAATCTTGATACGCTATCTTTTATATATATATCTGCAGCTAACCCCTTACAATGACTAGAGCTTTTTACCCCTCCAATTTTATCATTATAGTATTCTGTTCTATAGCCACTATTTATCTTGAATGGTATTCCAGCAATATCTCTAGCTTTGTCTAGTTGATGTAAAAAAGCAGAATCCATATTTTTACCAGAGCCTATTTCATCTGGGCTGTCAAACTCATCTCTATTAAAGTATTTTAATGGAGGATAATTTCTATCTCTGTCTAAGAAATCCAAGGCAAAGGTAAAGTCTCTTCGACTGGATTTTTTTGAAGCTCAATATTTTTTGCTAAATTTTCATCTAACTCTGCTGGTGTTGGCTCTGTCATTTCATTCAACCAGTTGTCAACATCTTCTTCAGTTAGATTTTCATAAAGTACAAAATCATTTGGGTTTGGATTATCTAAAGACATTGCACCATACACATCTGCATAGTAGTAGCCCTCTTCACCCTCAACTCCCTCTGTTGCTGTACGTCTCCAGTGAATCATATTCACCACATTTTGTAGTTCTTGCCCCTCAACTACTTCTTTAATTGCACAATCCATTGAGCTTATCACCCACTTAAATTCTATTACTGTTGTTTTTTTTGCCATTACTTATTTTTTTTATAATACATTATTTTTTGAACTGAATATACAAGAGTAGCAAGTAAAATAAAAGTCCTCAAGACCCCATCTATACCAGTTAAACTTAATCCAATTCCCCCTAAATTAACTCCAACAAACTCCAGAGTATCTTTTATTTCATTATTCATTTTCACTATCCTATTTTATGTGCTGATAATCTACAGCCATTAATAATTGTTGTTATACCAGACGCTGATGAGGCTCTTCCCTCAATCCAGAATCTTGCTCTTATTATTGATGATGTTGCTAAGTTATGAATAAAACTACAACTTGCACTACCATCATATACAAATCCCCATGAAGATGCACCACCACTTGTAGCAGTACCTCTATCATAGTTATATACTAAGCTACCTACTATTTCAGTCCAAGTTTCACCATCTGTTGAATACTCTAAATTTGCCGCTGCTAAAGTTCGATTTGCTGTTCCAGATACTTTACTTGCAAAATTAAAACTAATTTGATAAAGTCCAGCGTTTGCAAAAGTTAAACCAGCAGAAGATGTTGTTATGTTAGAAGCAGTGACTTGACTAGTAGCTAGTAGTAAAGTTGATTTAACCCCTACATTACCACCACTTGCAATACTTTGAGTTGATGCTGGAGTAAATGAGCCAAAAGAACTTGTACCAACTTCTGCAACTTGAGAATCTACATAGCTTTTTGATGCTGCATCTGTTGTTGCTACTGGTGTTGCTGGTATTGTTACTTGACCACCAAATGTTGCAGTTCCATTTACTTGTAGTTTTTCGCCACTATTAGTTGTTGTTCCAATTAGTAAATTTCCAGCTGACGTCAAACGCATTTTTTCACTACCAGCAATTCTCCATTCGTGTGTTGATGCTGTTATTTGCAACATTAAAGCATTAGCAGTATATAATCTAAAAGCATCATTACCTTCAAAACCAAATTTAGTTCCAGCATCTCCAATATGATTTATGTATCCAGAAATATTTACATCACCACTAAATGTTGCAGTTGTTCCAGTTAATGAGCCAGCAAAAGATGCGTTTTGTGATGCATCTAAAGTTAATGCAGTATCATATCCTCCAGTTCTAAAAACTAAATATCCAGTAGCATTTGTAGCGCTTATGTAATTTGCACTTGTTCTTAAAAAATTTAAATTTGCACCAGATGTTGTTCCAACTTTAACTTCTCCCTCTAAAAAAGCAGTTCCAGTAAATCTACCAGAGCCATCAACATTAAGTTTTTGTCCATTATCAGATGTTGTTCCAATTAGTAGATTGCCATTAACTTTTTGAACTAATGCAGAAGATGATGATGATGGCCCAATGTTTAAATCTCCAGTGCTATTTTTCCATATTCTGTGAGATGTAGCATAACTGCTTGTTATAGCAATACCATTATTAGCACCAGTTCCATTTTGTTGTACGATTAAAGTTCCATTAGTTCCCACTCCAGTACCTCCATCAATTGTTAAAGCACCAGCTGAACTACTATCGATTAAAGTTTTGCCAACTACTTGCAACTTAGCCCCACTATCAGTTGTTGTTCCGATTAGTACGTTTCCAGTTGTTTCTTTTACTACCATTCTGTAACTACTAGCAGTGTCATCATATACTATAAAAGCACCAGTTCCATCTGAGCCAATTGTAGTGTTATTATTTGATGTGGAATTAAAGGCTTGATAAGTTCCACCACTTGCTGATAAAGTTAAAAGTCTATTTGGTGAATTCGAGCCTATGCCTACGTTTCCAGCAGCACTTATATATAAGCGGTCAACCGCGTTAGTGTCATCATAAAATCTTAGATTCCCATTACCATTAATAATTGAAAAATCAGAATCATTATTACTGTCTTGTAAATAAATTCTTGGAAACACACCTGTAATTCTAAAATCTCCATCATATAAGTGTAGTTTTGATGCAGGCGAAGACGTGCCTATGCCTAGATTTCCAGCTGATGTCAAACACATTTTTTGTACTCCTAAAATATACCATTTGTGCGAATCTCTTGTAATTAAATATGAATTATAAGTATCTGAAACAAATTTGAAATCTCCACCCCAAGTTGAA